TAAGTTACGCATAAGCGTAGACTTGATTAACTGTAAATCCATTACTAAGTCTGCAATAGATAAACCAAAGAACTTGTGTGGTATTTTTAAAGGAGTAATAGAAATAAAAGGTTTCTTGTCTATTTCTTCATTAGAGAATACATAACTGCCTACACTGCATACTTTTCTAAGTTCTGCAATACCGTCTTCATCGTAGTCTGTTTTTATAAATGACTCATGTAATAAATATTCTCTTAAAGCCTCTTCCTCATTACCACCAAACCCATAATTTTCTGAATCATCAAATTCATATCGAGACAATCTTTCTGTGTTAAAATAAGTTTCATCATCTCCACCACCTAAATCTTCTGGGCCAAAGTCCTGATCGGGATACATAAGCCTTAGTTCAGATAAAGTTTTTCTTACACGATGGCAAACAAACCTAGCATCTTTAATGCTTTTTGCTTCTCTTGAAATAAGAAACTCTTCAGGTGGAACATTTTCAATCTTAACTCTTCCGTCATAGTTATGGCGCTTTATTACAACATCATGTGTTATGCCCGGCTCTCCATTAACAACATCATCTTTTTGAGTATGCTCAACAACTTCAACATTATCATTTGTTATTAAATACTCTAGTTCTAGTTCTGAAAGGTTAGAATACTCCTCTCTAACATACTCTGAATACTCATCCCACCATACTTTAATAATGCCGTTTTTTTGCAGAAGGGCATCGTGAAACCACGAATAAAGAATTTCCCAACCGGGATTATCTTTTGAAAAAACATAGTTAACGTAATCGGTTGCTTGAGCGGCAACATCTACATCTTCTGGGCCATGTGGTGTAAACTTAACAAACTCGTCACCAGAGCCAAAGATACGCATAAGACTAGGTTTAATCCACTCGATAGTGTCCTGTACAGTAGAGTCAACGTATTGACTCCTACCGTCTACTTCATTGCCAAAGGGTAACGCATAATAATACTCTTGCGCTTTCTCTCTCTGCTCTGATATTTCTCCATCGTAACCTAGAGAATCTGTAATCTCTGCATGTACTTTGGTTAATAATTCTTGTTCTTTGTCAGACAATCCCATATTCTCCGTAATTTAAATTGTTAGTTCAAGTAGGGTCTGAACCTGCAACAGCGTGTCGTTGTGATTGGTAAGCGTATCGTGTGGCTGACATCAAGTCATCTCTAATAGCAACTACTTTGTTATCTTTCCTGTGATACATTCTGTACTCTTCAAACCAGTCTGGTAGGGTACTAAATACTTTAAACTTACCTGCTTCCATGCTTTGTAGCATAGCCATAATTCCTTCTTCTACTGAGTTAGAGCCTTTGATTTGCCCTAGTCCCGGTGGATTGTGAAAGTGATCTAATGTAAAATTACACCCATGACTTCTGTATTGTTCTGCAAGACCGGGGTTTCCCATACTATCCCTACGATTTCCGTCATGTGGGTAGACAATAGGAATGAAACTGGGCCTTTGTTTTATAATGCTTGCGTGTACGCTAGGGCTTGCCTTGGATGCTCTATAGCAATCATAGATGTAGAAGGTATCTTCCTCCTGATCTATGGCACACCATACTACTGCGGTAGGGTGATCCCACCCGAAATCTATAGCGGCTATTCTAGGCCAATGCTCCTCTATAACGATAGGATCAATCATTAGGTCTTCTTCGTTAACAGGGAATATTAGGCCAGAACCAATAGTAGGTCTACCGTATCTACGCATTTCCCGCTCATGTGGGGCATATGCACTAAGAATCTGTGTCATAACGTCTTCAGAAAGGTGTCCATCCTGCCCTTTCATGGACTTTATCTTCTCACTGGCATCGTCCCATGTCGCATTGGAAAGGCTTTGACCCTTCTGTATACGGTTTATAAAACTTGCTACAGTCTCTGTCATGCCCTGTTCTGGTGTAAAGGTCATGTAAACCATGCCTCTTCTATCCAGAGTTCGTGTAACGGCCTGTGAGTAGAGTTCCCTTGAGGGTTCCTCGTCTAGCCATACAACGTCAACAGAGCGTCCCTGCCACTTGTCTACACCCATCTCGTAGGCTTTAAAGTGTAAGGAAGAGTTCCCCCCAGAAATATGCCGTATCAATGCTACGGACTTGGCGTTTGGTACTCCGGGTTTACGTTCCGTTTTAATTATATATTTTTCTGGAACAGCACCCGAACCAAAGGCTTCAGGGTCATCAGGGGAACCCAATAGTTCTGCTTGTACGATATCCCTAGTGGTTTCGTTAGAGACACCACCTGCCCAAGCCGTTATAGGTTGTTTAAATCTCCTACCCTGCCACCAGTCTGGATACATTCCAGTAAGGTGATAGGACATCTCAGCCGCACCACAATAAGATTTACCGATACGGTTAGCCGCCATCAGTAGGCGTTGGTTGTTATTTGCTCCTGTTTTATGGAAGTCCTGTTGGTAAGGGTAAGGATCGTACTGATCTATCTTATTGTATCTTTCTAACTTGTTTAAAGCCTTTGCTAACTCAAGTGCTCTAGTGTTTGTATCCAAGAGAGGCTAACTCCTTCTTAATATCTTCTGCACTCATTTGATCTATAGTGGTAGTTTCTATCTTCTCAACTGGTTTCATACCTGCCCTATCAAGGATATCCTTTACTGCCCCCAATCGTACGGACTCACTCTCTGCATTTTCAGCCAAGTCAGTGACCCATTTAAGTGCTTGTGGTATCTTATCCTGCAAGGCTTTGTAGGTAGCATCCTGTATCTGGCTACTAAGTTTGTTCTTTAACTGGTGACCTTGGGCTTTAGCAGTCTTCTCTGAGTATCCTGCATAGATGGCACTCTTGGTGGCATTACCACTCCTCACATACTCCTGAATGAATAGGTCTTGCTTGTCTGTCATATACGCTCTCAGAGGCTCTGTAATGGCCTGTACGGGGTTTTAAGGGGTTAAGGTAGGCTAGGGTACTGGGTAGGTCTATAATTCCCTTACCCTCCTTGTACATCAAGGGTTCTCTATAGGGGGACAATTAACTCTTAAGGCTCTCAGTATCCCTTAAATCGGGCTGGAGGAACCTTACTGAAGTACAGGTCTGGGTCTGGCTCGTACTTATCGAGGTGCGAGTAAGGGTCTCTTTTACGTTTCTTGTAAGCCTTCATATTTCTAGTTGATTTAGGAGTCTTTAGTTCAAGTCCTGCCATACGTAAAGGATCACCTTCACCCATTCTAGAGTTTTCATCATATGCTGTTACTTTTCTTTTTCTCATGATTTAATCCTATATTAGATAATTCTTATGAATGCTCTAAATTACCCACTGGTGAGTGGAGAGAACATATATATATATTCTAGTAGCACAAGGGGGTGGGGTGGGGTCAGGTGTCTACAGATGGTTCGAAGTAGCGTGTGTGTGTGGGGAGAGGATGTCCATTCTTGCTTCAAGGCTTGTACAACCACAGCATTCTGACTCTATTTCCTAGGTTGTGTTGGGTTCTACTACGAAGTGTTTATACCTATGAGTATATGAGACTAAGGTGTCTTAGGTTTCTTTTGTGCGATCCCGCGATACAACGGCGGGCGGGCTAAAGCCCTATCGCTTGCGACCCCCGGTCGCTCAATGCCCGGGCAAGCCCGGAACAGCGCTTTCTTTAACGGCATAGATATTCGTATGAATATATATGTTGGTTGTGGTTTATCTGTATAACCACTATCAGCGGTATAGAACTGTCACGTACGGCCTTGTCGCTCATTAACTGGTGGTTGGCTGAAGAAACAGCGTATCTACCAAGGAAGGTTTTCTAAATGCGACCTGTTCTGTCGTAGATGCGACATTCTAGGCATAAATGGCTTTACGGATACCGTCTTTATATGTTTATAATATGTCATTGGCTGGCAATGACGCCACCAGTAACCGAGGAAACATTATGGACTTTGAAGAATACCGCATCCTTCTATCGAGAATTGGATATCTACAGGAACAATTCTTGTGCGAAGAGGTCAACCACGGGCGAGTTATTGACATGATCGTCAAGATCAGAAACGAACTCGAGGCAGTCTATCCAGACCATTACGAACAATTCAACAATTGGAGATAAGAACCATGATTACAAGTATCAACGAAGTTGTGAAAGAAGTCCGAAGCCGACTGGCTCGGAAGGTATCCCAGAAGGCCTTGAGCATTGCGGACGCATCGTGCAAACGTGAGCAGAAATCAGCACTTGCCGAAGGTATCGACGGCGTTTCGGAGTTCCTGAACGCATCAGCCGAGCGGGTCGTGTCTGATGACCAGTTGCGTGACATGGGTTTGGTTGTGTCGGAGGATCAGGCGCGCCTGTGGTACGGTATCTGTAATCGCCTAGGCGGGTTGTGTGTCTCGCCGTTTGATGGGATGCCCCTTGATGCCCACGCCGCCGCACGGTTCCGTATCGAGTGCGACCTTGAAGCCTTGAAGAGTGAGCGACCAGAGCGCAGGGATAACCGGCGCCGTCAAATCTCTGCGCGGGTTGAGTCTCTCCGCTGTGCCGTTGATCGGGTCGAGTCGGTAGGCGAAGGGTTCGATCTTCCTGAAGGGTTCGCGGAAATGTATGTTGAGTGCATCGAAGCCGAGATAGCCCATCTCAAGCAAGCCACCCACAAGCCGAGCATCGAACTCGATGCGGACATCCTGTTATTGGAGGCAGAACTAGCAAACACCTAGGCTTGCTACCCTCGGCCCGTAAGGGTCGGGGGTTTGTTGCAAAAAAAAATTTTAACAGCATGAGTGCGGAGGCAGAAGCCTCCTCTGTTCCCTCGCTTCGCTCGCA